ATGCAGCCATCCTTCACCATCGTTTTCGCGCTCTATCCACGCGTCACCCAGCTCGACTTCACCGGCCCGCACGAAGTGCTGGCCCAGCTGCCCGGCGCCCGCTGCGTGCTCGCCTCTGCGCAGGGAGGCAATATCCGCACCGACAGCGGCATCACCTTCGCCGAGCTTGCCCGGCTGCAAGACATCGCCGGCTGCGACCTGCTATGCGTGCCAGGCGGCCTGGGCACCATTGCCGCGCTGGAGGACCAGGACTTTCTCGCGCAATTGCGCCGCCTGTCCGCATCGGCCCGCTACACCGCTTCGGTTTGCACCGGCTCGCTGCTGCTGGGAGCGGCAGGCTTGCTCAAAGGCAAGCGGGCAGCATGCCATTGGGCCTGGCGCGACTCGTTGGCCGCGTTCGGCGCCCAGCCCGATCCGGCGCGCGTGGTGGTGGACGGCGATATCATCAGCGGCGGCGGCGTAACTGCCGGCATCGACATGGCGCTGACCCTGATGGCCGAAATCGCCGGTGCCGACTACGCGCAGACGGTGCAACTGGCGCTGGAATACGCGCCCGCGCCGCCGTTCGCCGCCGGCCGTCCCGAGGATGCCAGCCCAGCCATACTCGCAGCGGCCAGGACCAGGCTGGACGCGCTGCGCGACCAGCGCGAAGCCGCCATCATCCAGGCCGCCGCCCGGCTGTGACGCCGGCCGTCTCCCGCCATGCCGGGAAAACTGGCCAAGCGGACCGTCCATCGCGTCCGCTTTTCCAGCTACACCTAGCTAAAGCGCCTGCCAAACAGCCATTCGGCGCCCGCTTCTTCATTGCCATGGGAGATTGCGATGAGCCTTTACGCCGAACTGGTAAGAAAAGCCGCCGATCAATACCGCAGCCAGCTGGACGCGATATACGCCCAGCAGAAGCTCATCAATCGAGCCGACCATATCGCCGGCCTGCTTCTCAAAGCCGGCTTGCAGGCCAAGGCCCAGGCGGACGACTGCTACCATCCTTTCATTCTGCTGCAACTATCCGAAGAACTGCAGCCGCTGCAAAAGACCGTGCTGCTATACGTAAGCAATGTATTGGAATGCCAGATAGAAGAAAACGGCAGCCGGGACGGCCTGGATTGCTTCCTGATTCCGCCCGGCGGCGACACCGGCCAGGCCCGACTGCCCTTGCTGGTGGAATCCGCGCAAAGCGTGATCCTTCCAACAGGATAAGCGGCCGCCAGACGGCAAAGCCAAATGTGGCGAGGAGGAGAATTGTGAGATTGCTACGATTCTGTGAAATAAATAACAAAAGCCCGTAAATCCTGAGATTTACGGGCTTGAATTTGGAGGCGGGGGTCGGAATCGAACCGGCGTAGACGGATTTGCAATCCGTGCCATTTTGTTTAAAAACAATCAAGTAAAAACAAAACCACTCACAAAACCACCCCGCCTTAATTGTGTTCCCTATTCGAGACAGTCGCCGTTGCCGCTGCTGCATGCATAGCGCGCATGAAAGCGCATGAGGCCCGGCACCCCACCAGCGGGCGAGAGCGCCGCGCCTGGGGCGTTTGCGGGCCGTTCATGCGCATGCATGATTTCCCACACATGAAGCGCGGGGGCGAGGCGGGGCTTCGATGGCGCGCGCTGGGGGCTGGCCGACCTGGCGCGGTGTCATTCATGCCGCCGCAATGGTTCTGGCTAGTATTGATATTCTGTCGAGCGTGGTCTAATTTGAATTCGTACAAATTCAAAATGGGAAGCCACATGGAATCCACGCCGTACACCATAGAGCTACTGGCTGATGAGCTGGACTTGGCAATACGCCTGCTCAAATCAGGGCAGCCCACATTGCTGGAGGCACGGCAGATCACGCGGCGGTTCCGCGAGGTGTTCATCGACCAAACCCGCGACCTTATGCCGCCACACGAAGGCCGCGACCAATATGTCGGCGGCCAACTAATCGTGGTGCAAGAGCTGGAGATTGCCATCGAGAGATTCCGCGCCGTGGGTATATCGCCAAAAACGCGACTCCGCGAAATCCCGTGCCTAGACACCGCGCTGCGCCACTCTCTGGATGCCGCCGCCGCCGGCACTCCGGGCGGGATTTCCTTTCGCTGAGGTAGGCAAAGCAAAAGCCCCGCATCCGCGGGGCTTTGTCCTTCAGGCTTGCGACGAGTCAGGCCGCCGCCGCGGCAGCCAGCGCATACTCGCCAAACTGGATAATGTCCTCTCCGAGTCCAAGCGTCAGCTTCGCCCACTCGTTGACCTCCTGCAAGCGCATCATCAGCGGCTTGATTTCGTTTTCGTAGAACACGCCAGCCGCCTTGGGGGCGTCGCCGAAGCCGCCGGCGTTGCCGGGGATCACGCCCAAGAGCTGCGGCGGCACCCGGTGCGCGGCCAGCACGTCGTCGCGCGTCACGTTCTTGATGTTCAGAAACTCGTCCTTGGCCGTCACCTCGCTGATCGGCAGCAGCTGCAAGCCATCCTTCTTGCCGTTGGGCGCGTACATGAACAGGTTTTTGAAGTTGCCTGGCCCCTTGCTGTCGCGCAGCGCCTTGCGCAGGTTGTCGATGTCCTGCTCATTGTTGGCCGGGTCCGTCATGTACAGGATGAAGCCGGCGTGCGAGCCGTTCAGGTAGTACTTGCGGCGGAACAGCGTAGCCGACTCGTTGAGCCAGGCCGATTGCAGCGCGGCCAGGTATTCCGGCAGGCCGTACACCTCCTGATTGATGTCGGCGTCCATCAGATGCAGCACCTGGCCGGCCAATTGCTGCTCCTGGTCGAAACCCGGCACCCACCAGAAGCCGGCCAGGTCTTTGGCGCGGCGCACATACTTGGCGCGCGCCGGCTTCAGCTCCATCACGCCGCCCAGCCGATTGGTGATGGCCTGCAAATAGGCATTGCCGAAGACCAGATAATCCATCAGCCAGGCCGAAAACGCCGACCGGCTCAGCAGCCGATGCGGCTTGAAGGTGCTGACCAGCACATTGCGCTTCACCATCAAGGCACTGGCGTGATGGACGTTGGCGCGCAGGCTGCGCGCCAGGCCGTCCCAGCTGACCGGCGGCTCATACCAGCGGCCATTGTCCACGCACTGCAACAGGTCCATGATTTCGCGCCGGTCCAGCACCGGCACTGGCTCGCCGAAGGAAAACGCCAGCGGCGTGCTGGCCGGAGCCGATGGCGCCGCCGGCGCGGCCGGGGTTTGGGAATGGTTGTGGCTGCGGCGAGGTTTGCCCATCAAAAAATCTCCATGAAGCTGGTATTGGTGGAAGTCGCGCCCTCTAGCGGCTCGTGCGCCAGGGCGTGCATGGTGGCCCACGCCAGGTCGGCGTGGCTGGTTTCTTCGGAGCGGCCGGCGGCGAAGGTGACGCCGCGCCCGCTGGGGGTGCTGGTTTTCTTGATCGACAGGAAGGCCGCGGCGATGTCGTTGTGGCTGGCGTCGTACTCAAGGCGGCCGCTATTGATCACGTCCAAGGCTTTAAGCACCAGACGGGTTTTCACCTCGACGCTGTAGCTGATTGCCACCGCGTCCGGCCGGAACTGCTTCACCAGCTGATAGACGCCCGTCCCCAGGCCGGACGTGTCGATGCCGATGTATTCGACGTTGTAGCGCTGGGTCTGCTGGCGGATGAAGTCGGCCTGCTTGGCAAAATCCATGCCTTTGAACTGCGCCCGCTCCAAGATGCGGAATTTGCCGCCCGGCACGGCCGGCGGCGCCAGCACCACCAGCGCCGCACTGTCGCCGGTGTGGCTGGGGTCATAGCCAAGCCAAACCGGGCGATGGCCGAACGGCCGCGCGGCGAACGGCTTGAAGTCGTCCCACACCTCCCAGGCATCCACCATCGCCCGCTGCAACGCGGCGAAGGAAAACACGCTGGCGCCGTCGTCGATGAACTGGCACATGAACAGCTGCAAGAACTCTTCCGGGCTGTACTCCGGCCGCAGCTGATCCAGATCGAACCGATCGCAGCCGCCGGCCAGCGCGTCCATGATGGTGACGATCTGGCGCCAGCGGCCATCCGGCCCGCGCACGCCGCCGGCCAATGCCTGGTGCGACACGTCGAGCTTGATGTGTTCCGCCTTGGGCCGGCCGCGGTTGAAATGCTCGCCGGTCCACACCTTGTAACCCTCATGGGACATGGCGGATGGCGTGGAGAAATAGGTCTGGCGGTACATCTTCTGGCTGGCCATACCGCTGGCCAGCTTGCGCAGCTCCAGAAAGCGCGGAATCCAGAAGTATTCATCCACATACAAGTCGCCGTGGCGGCCCTGGGCGGTGCGGCTGTTCGTCCCCAGGAATGACAGCTCCGCGCCGTTGGGCAGCTTGATGACTTCGCCCTTCAGCTCCACCCCGGTGACATCCTTCACGAAATCGCAGATGTAGGACCGGAACTGGAAAGCCTGGGCCTTGGAAGCGGACAGGAAGATCTGATTGCGCCCGGTCTCCAGCGCGGTAATCAGCGCCTCATGCGCGAAATAGTAGGTGGCGCCGATCTGGCGGCTTTTCAGGATGTCGCGGATGCGCTCTTGCTGCCCTGCCCTGTACCAGTGCTTCTGGTAGTCGAACATGCCATCGAGGAAGGCCGCCACCAGCTGCGCCTTGTGCTCATCGGTAATCGGGTTGCGTTCCGGCTGGCGCTTGGGCTTGGCGTTGCGGTTGGCGATGTTCGGGTTCAGGTCCGACTCTTTGCCGGTCTGGCTGTACTTGCCCACCCGCGCCAGGCGTTCCACCTGGCGGCCGAGCAAGTCGATTTCCTTGAAGTCCTTCCCCTCCTTGTCCTTCTTCAGAATCAGCTGCTGCATCCGCGTTTCGATGGTGGACGCGATGCGGTCGGCCGGGTCGGAATCGTCCCAGGCGTCGCGCCGCTTCCAGCTATGCACCGTCGCCGGCCGCGCGCCGACATGTTCGGCAATGCGCGCGATGCGCCAGCCCTGCCAATAGAGGGCGCGGGCCAGCCGGCGCGGGTCTAGATCGAGTTCAGAAATAAGGGTTTGGGTATCCATGCCGGCAGTCTGCCGGCTTGTCTGGCGCAATTCTTCGCCTGCCGGTTGTGCCTGATCGCCACACAACAGCCACCGCTCGACCCCGCCCCACGCGGCCGGGATTATGGGCGCATCGCCACGACAGACACCCGACCGAGGACCGCAAACCATGGCAAGCAAGGCAAAGAAATTCCGTGTCGCCACCGAAGGCGCCACCACCGACGGCCGCAACATCGAGCGCAGCTGGATCGAGCAGATGGCCGCCAACTACAACCCGAAAAAATACGGCGCCCGCGTCAATCTGGAGCACTTCAAGGGCTTGCTGCCGGATGGCCCGTTCAAGCGCTATGGCGACGTGCTGGCGCTGACCGCAGAGAAAGTCGAAGACGGCAAGCTGGCGCTGTTCGCCGTCATCGACCCCACCGACGATCTGGTCGCGCTGAACAAGGCCCGCCAGAAGGTCTACACGTCCATTGAAGTGGACCCGAATTTTTCCGACACCGGCGAAGCCTATCTGGTCGGCCTGGCTGTCACCGACGACCCGGCCAGCCTGGGCTGCGAGATGCTGGAATTCAGCGCCAAAGCCAAGGCCAGCCCGCTGGCGGCTCGCAAGGACAAGCCGGAAAACCTGTTCACCGCGGCCATCGAATTCACCCTGGAGCTGGAAGACGACAGCGCCGGCGCGCTGGCCGGCTTCAGCGACAAGATCAAGGGCTTGCTGGGCAAATTCTCCAGCCGCCAAACCGCCGACACCGCCGAACTGTCCGCCGCCGTGCAAACCATCGCCGAAAGCCAGGCCGGCGTGCTGGAGCAATTCAGCGGCCTGCCGACCGCGGCCGAGTTCAAAACGCTGGGCGAGCAGTACAGCCAGCTCAAAACCGACCATGACGCCCTGGTGGCCAAGCTGAGCAGCCAGCAATCCACACCGCCACGCCCCCCGGCTACTGGCGGCGATGCCGGTAGCACCCTCACGGACTGCTAATCACAAACCATCAAGAAAGACGACACTCCATGCGTAACGATACCCGTCCGATTTATGAAGCCTTTGTCGCTCAAGTCGCCAAACTGAATGGCGTAAGCTCTGCGGAAAAATCCTTCTCGGTAGAACCTTCCGTTCAGCAAAAGCTGGAAGACAAAATCCAGTTGTCCAGCGACTTTCTGAGCAAGATCAACATCGTTCCGGTCACCGACCAGGAAGGCGAAAAGATCGGCCTTGGTGTGGGCGGCCCCATCGCAAGTCGCACCAAGACCAGCAGCAATAAAAAGCGTCAGCCGCGCTCAGTAGCTGAATTTGTATCGGGCAAATACCGCTGCGAAAAAACGAACTTCGATACTGGCATCCCGTATCCCCAAATCGATATGTGGGCCAAATTTCCCGACTTCCAAACCAGACTGCGCGACCACATCGTCAAACAGCAAGCACTTGACCGCATCATGATCGGCTTCAATGGGGTGTCCGTGGCCGAAGACACAGACCGCGAAGCCAATCCTCTGCTGCAGGACGTCAACAAGGGCTGGTTGCAGCACTACCGGGAAAAGGCCCCGGCCCGTGTGATGAAGGAAGTCAAAGAAGGGTCCGGCAAGGTGCTGGTCGGCCCAGATGTCAGCCGTGAAGATGGTTACAAGAATCTGGACGCGCTGGTGCTGGACGCGGTCGACAGCCTGATTCATGAGGTCTTTGCCGAGCATCCCGATTTGGTGGTGGTGGTTGGCCGGCATCTGCTGTCTGACAAGTACTTCCCCATCGTCAACAAAAACAACCCGGCGACCGAGCAAATCGCGGCAGACATCATCATCAGCCAAAAGCGGATTGGCAATCTGCCGGCAGTACGCGTGCCGTACTTCCCTGCCTCCACGATCATGATTACCCCCTTGTCCAACCTGTCGATTTACTACCAGGAAGGCGCGCGCCGCCGCAGTGTGAAAGATGAGCCGGAAAGCGATCAGATCGCCAATTACGAATCGAGCAATGACGCCTATGTGGTGGAGTCGTTCGAGGCCGGCTGCGTGGTCGAAAACATTGTGCTGAAGGAGGGCAAGCCCCAATGACCACCCCCGCCCGCGCCCACTTCATGCGTGCCAGCGCGGCGGCCGCTTCGGCGGCTGCTTGCGATGGCCAAGTCAACTGCACCGCTTACGACCGGATGCTGATCAAGCTAAACGAGGACAAGCGACGCCTGAAGCAAGTGCAGTCGATGGAGCGGAAGGCCGAGGTCAAGCGTCAATTGCTGCCCGAATACGCCCCGTGGGTGGACGGCGTCCTTGAGGGCGGCAAGGGGCAGCTTGATGCTGTTCTGATGACAGTACTGGTCTGGCGCATCGATGCCGGCGATTACAGCGGCGCCCTGGACATTGCGGAATACGCGTTGCGCCATAACCTGCCTCTGCCCGATCAGTTCAACCGTACCACCGCCACTGCCATTGCCGAGGAAATCGCCGACGCCGCCAAGCGCGCCCGCGACGGCAAGCAGCCGTTCGAGCTTCAGACGCTGACCTACACCTCCGAGCTGACCGACAAGCACGATATGCCGGACCCCGTGCGCGCCAAGCTGCTCAAGGAAACCGGCCTGGCCATGGCAGAAGCGGAGCCGGCCGCCGCGCTGGAGCATCTGCGCCGCGCCCAGCAGCTGCATGGCGCCGTCGGCGTCAAAAAGGACATCGAGCGCATCGAACGCACCATCAAGAACAGCGCCCCGCCGCCCACCAGCGGCCAGGCGTAACCGAGCGACCCCGCGCGACTGACGGCAGGGGGTGGACGCCAGGCGCAAGCCAACGGCCGAAGCCCCCTCCACCGTCACCCCATCAGGAAAGCCGCCATGCAGATCAACAGCGTCAACACCGTCAACGCCTCGCCCACCAACGCCCCGGCGCCGGGTGATGGCCCAGCCATTCAGACCAGCCGCTTCTGGCCGGACGTCGAGCCTGGCCATTTCCGCGCCGCGATGCGCTATGACGGCACCGTCACCGCCGTCCGCCTGCGCCACGCGCTGGTGGAGGCCGTCGCCGCCGTCAATGGCGAGCTGTTCGGCTGGCGCGTGGCCAGCGGCGCGCAGCGGCTGGCCGACATCGAGGCGGAGCAGATCGACGGCGAGTCCATCCTGGTGCAGCGCTGGCGCCGGGCCATCTACGCCACCGCCGCGGCCGACCTGGCCGAGCGCTACCGGAGTTTTGACGCCACCGGCGCCGGCCGCCAGCGCGCCGACGATCTGGACGACACCGCCGACCAGCTGCGCGCCGACGCCCGCGCCGCCATCCGCGCCATCCTGGGCGCCGGCCGCGTCACGGTGGAGTTGATCTGATGCGCGCCGTTCGCGCCATTCAGGGCGACACCGTGGACGCCATCGCTTGGCGCGTCTACGGCCAAACCCGCGGCATGGTGGAGCGGCTGCTGCAACACAACCCCGGCCTGGCCGACCTGGGCGTCGTCTTGCCCAGCGGCACGCTGGTTCAGTTGCCGGACCTGCCCGCGGCGGCTCCCGCGACAGCCAAAACCCTCATCAACCTATGGGACTGACCATGGCAGAACCTGTAAGCAGTACCGCCACCAGCGCGACGCTGGCCACCATCGCCGGCCTGGCCCTGACGCCAGGCATTGACGCCGCTGTCGTGCTGGGCGCTTTCGCCGGCGCTGCCGTGTTCGTGCTGAGTTCGGACAGCCTGAGCCTGGCCAAAAAGGCCGGATTTTTCGTGGCGTCCTTCATCGCCGGCTGCTTGGCTGCCGTCAGCGTGGCCGGCGTGCTGGCGCGCTGGCTGATCGCCGATATCAGCCCCGGCGTCTGCGCGATGCTGGCCGCCGCCCTCGCCGTCAAATTGCTGCAATGGCTGATTAAAAGCGCGGACGACCCCGCCGCGGCCCTGCGCAACCTGAAGGGGGGCGGCAAATGATCGCGTTCGCACATGCCGCCGTCGCGGCCCTCCTCGTCCTGGTGCTGCTGGCCTTTCAGCGCGGCCCCAGCCAGCACCGGCCGTGGGCCAGCCTGCTGGCTTACCTGCTCACCGTCGCCGCCGGCGCGGTGGCGGTGCTGCGCCTGTTCGGCCGCCCGGAGCTGGCCGAGCTGCCGCAGCTGTTCATCAACCTGGCGCTATTGCTGGCGCTGATCGCCCAGCGCGGCAACGTGGTGGAGCTGTACCGCAACGCCGGCCCGCGCCAGTCGCGGCTGGCCATCCTGCTGAGGAAAGCCAGATGGATCTGATGAAGAAAGGCGCGCACGGCCTGGAAGTGCAAGCGCTGCAGCAGCGGCTGGTCGCCGTGGGCGCCAAGCTGGCCGTCGATGGCTGGTATGGCGACGCAACCGAAGCCGCCGTCGCCTCGTTCCAGCGCCGCGCCGGCCTGGTGGTGGATGGCATCGCCGGCGGCAAAACCCTGGCCGCGCTGGCGGGCCAAGTCGGCCCGCGTCGTCAGCTGGGCGAAGCCGACCTTCAGGAAGCCGCCGAGCGGCTGGGCGTAGAGGTGGCGGCCGTCAAAGCCATCAATGCGGTGGAGTCGCGCGGCTCTGGTTTTCTGTCGGATGGCCGCCCCGTCATCCTGCTGGAGCGCCACGTCGCCTATCAGCGCGCCGGCAAGCAGGCCGACAGCCTGGCCGCGCAATACCCGGCCGTCTGCAACAAGGCCCGCGGCGGCTACGCCGGCGGCGCGGCCGAATGGGCGCGCTTCGCCAGCTTGGCCATCATGGGCGGCGAACAGCTGGCCATCGAGTCTTGCAGCTGGGGCGCATTCCAGCTCATGGGCTATCACTGGCAGCGGCTGGGCTATGCCAGCGCCGCCGAATGGCGCTTGGCGATGGAATCCGGCGAGCCGGCCCAGCTCGACGCCTTCGTGCGCTTCATCCTGGCTGAGCCTGCATTGTTGAAAGCCCTGCAAGCCAAGCGTTGGGCGGACGTGGCCCGGCTCTACAACGGCCCGGCCTACCGCGAAAACCTCTATGACGCCAAGCTCGCCGCCGCCTACGCGCGGGCGGAAAGGCTGGCCGCATGATCGCCGACGCCCTGCTGACTTTTGCCCGCCGCGTCCTGGCCGTCGTCCTGATCGCCGCCACGCTGCTGGCCGGCTTCGCCCTCTGGCAGCAGCACGCCTTGCTTCAGCGCCAGGCGGCCGACCTCGTGGCCGCCCAACGCGACGCCGCCACGCTGGCCGAACGCAACCGCGCCCAGGGCGAGCAGCTGGCCGCCCAGGATATCGACATCAAGCTGCAGATCGCCGCCGGCCGCGAGCTGGCCGGCCAGCTGTCCGCCCTATCCCGTCAACACGCCGCCGCCGCGGCGAAACTGGAGGCCGCCATCCATGCCACGCCTGACGCTGTCGCCTGGGGTAGCGCTGCTATCCCTGGCCCTGTTGCCCGCCTGTTCGACACCACCGGCCGCGCCGCCGCGCCCGCTGCTGATCCAGCGCTGCCCGACGGTGACGGCTTGCGCGCTGCCGGCGCTGGCGCCGACGACCAACCAACAGCTGGCCAACAGCTGGCAACAACACCGGGCGGCGCTTGAGGATTGCGCCGCGCAGATCGACCACATCATCCAATGCCAACAGCCATGACTGACTTTTACGACCGCGCCCAGGCGCTGGAGCAACGCCAGCGCGATGAAGCCCTCGCCCGCCAATTCGCCAACCTCGCCCACGGCGCCAGCCTGAGCCACTGCGAAGATTGCGCCGAGCCGATACCCGAAGCGCGCCAGCGCATCGTCGCCGGCTGCACCCGCTGCGTGCAGTGCCAGGAAGATCATGAACAAGCCCGCTGACCTGCGCCGCGCCATCGAGGCCGCTTTGCCCGAGCTGCGTGACAACCCCGACCGCCTCATCATGCTGGTGGAGGATGGCGGCATCGTCACCGCGCCTGGCCGGCTGAACTTCGGCTATCGCTACAAGCTGAAAATCACCGTCATCGACTTTGCCGGCCACCTGGACCAGCTCATCATCCCGCTGCGGGCCTGGATCGAGCAGAACGAGCCGCCGCTCATGCAAAACCCGGAGGCGCTGGAGCGGGGTTTCCGCTTTGCGGTGGAATGGATCAGCGCCACCACCGTGGATGTGCAGTTCACCCTGCAACTGTCCGAAGGCGTGCGCGTGGAAGTCGGCGAGGATGGCAACATCACCGCCACCCACTATGGCGAGCCGCCCGCGCCGTGGGAAGGCGACGCAATGGCCGGCCGGCTGGTCATTGTCGCCGAGGCGCAGCCATGAGCCTGGCCCGCCTGGACGCCGAGCTGGGCGCGCTGATCCACCAGTTGGACACCGGCGCCCGCCGCAGCCTGGCCCGCGAAATCGGCCACGCGCTGCGGCAGAGCCAGCAAAAGCGCATCGCCGCCCAGCAGAACCCGGACGGCAGCGGCTTCGCGCCGCGCCGGCCGCAATACCGCGAGCAAAAGGGCCGTATCCGCAGCCAGATGTTCACCAAGCTGCGCGGCGCGCGCTGGCTCAAGATCGAGGCCAGCGTCGGCGGCGTGGAGGTCGGCTTTCTGCGCCAGGTGGAACGCATCGCCCGCGTCCATCAATACGGCCTACGCGACCGCATCAGCCGCCATACCACCCGCGAAGCGCAATACCCGGCACGCGAACTGCTGGGGCTGAGCCAACCTGATTTCGAGCTGATCCATTCCAAGGTGTTGGATCACCTCGCCAAGTAACACCGCCATACCCGTAACACCCGCAACACAAGGAACTTCATGTCCATCCAGCTGCACAACGCCGATTGTCTGCGTTTTCTCCCGACCCTCCCCGCCAATCACTTTGAACTGATCCTGACCGACCCACCGTATTCCTCTGGTGGCCTGCATGTAGGCACGCGACAGCAACCGCCGGCCACCAAATACCTGGGCAATGATGTTCAGCGAGCCACGCACCAATTCGCCCACGACAACAAAGACCAGCGCAGCTGGTGCAGATGGTGCGTGGAGTGGCTGACCGAATGTCACCGCGTGCTGAAGGATGGCCACCTGATCGCCGTCTTCATCGATTGGCGACAGCTGCCCACCCTGACTGATGCAATGCAGATGGCCGGCTTCATCTGGCAAGGCGTGGCGGCCTGGGATAAAACCAACGGTGGCGCCAGACCGCGCCAAGGCGGGATGAAACAGCAGGCTGAATTCATCGTGTGGGCCAGTAAGGGCAAGATGCGCAAGGCGGATATCTACCTACCCGGCGTTTTTCAAGGACGCAAGCCGACCAAGACCTACCACATCACAGCCAAGCCGGTGGCCGTGATGGAGGAACTATGCAAACTGGCCGGCAATGGCGGCCATGTGCTAGACCCGTTCGCCGGCGGCGGCGCCACGCTGGTGGCCGCGCGCAATCTTGGCCTATCCGCCACCGGCTGCGAGCTGGAACCGGATATCTACCATCAAGCGCAACTGGCATTGGAGGATGGCCAGCCGCTTGCGGCATAGCGGGTGTTGTGCGGCGAAGCGGCACAACACCCACCGCGCGACACCCCACGCCGGCCTGTGCAAACTGGCCGGCATGGACGATATCGCAGACCTCATTCGACGCATTGAATCGCTGATTCGCTACGGCACCATCGCCGAAGTGGACCACGACGCCCGCCGCGTCCGCGTCAAAAGCGGCGAGCTGACCAGCAACTGGCTGCCCTGGGGCGCCGGCCGCGCTGGCGAAACGCTGGAATGGAACCCGCCCACCGTGGGCGAACAGGTTGTGCTGCTCTGCCCCAGCGGCGACCCGGCCGGCGGCTTCGCGCTGCTGGCCATCTATTCCGATGCTTTCGACGCGCCGTCCAGCAGCCCGGACGAGCACTTGCGCGTCTACCCGGACGGCGCCCGTATCCTCTACAACCACGCCACTGGCGCGCTGTCCGTCACCGGCGTTCAAACCGCCCTGGTGCAGGCGGCGCAGCGCGTCACCGTGGATTGTCCCGAGTCGCTGTTTACCGGCAACGTCACCATCAGCGGCCGGCTGATCGTGCTGGGCGATGTGCTGGCCAAGGCCGCGGCCATCGTGTCCGGCCTGTTCAGCTACCTCGCCGGCATGGCGGGATCGGGCGGCGCCGGCGGCGCGGCCACCACCATCAGCGGCACCATCACCCATAGCGGCGGCGCGTTGTCGTCCAACGGCGTGACGCTGCACAGCCACACCCACCCCGACCCGCACGGCGGAAATGTAGGAACGCCCAAATGAGCAGCTATACCGGCATGAACCCGCAAACCGGCCGCGCCATCAGCGACGCCGACCACATCCGCCAATCCATTGCCCGCATCCTGACCACGCCACGCGGCTCACGCATCCAGCGCCGCGAATTCGGCTCGCTGCTGCCGGAACTGGTGGACCAGCCGCTCAACGGCCGAACCCGCATGCAGGCCATGGCCGCCAGCGTCATGGCGCTGGCCACCTGGGAGCCGCGCATCGAGCTGTCCGCCATCCGGCTGATGGTGGGCCAGGGCGATGCCGCCGGCGCGCTGACCATCCACATAGCCGGCCGCCGCCGCGACAGCGGCAAGCCGCTGGCCTATGACATCCCTATCAGGAGCTGACGCCATGACGATTGACCTTGCCGCGCTGCCGACGCCGGCCGTCATCGAGCCGCTGGACTACGAAACCCTGTTCGAGCAAAAAAAGGCCAAGCTGCTGGCGGCCGTGCCGGCAGACATGCGCGCCGCCATCGCCGCGGCGCTGCAACTGGATAGCGAACCGGTGACGATGCTGAGCCAGCTGGCCGCCTACATCGAGTTGACCGCGCGCCAGCGCATCAACGACGCGGCCAAGGCGTCCATGCTCGCCTACGCCGAAAAGACCGATCTGGACCACCGCGCCGCCGACTACGGCGTGCGGCGCTTGCTGGTGCGCCCGGCAGACCCCACCACCACGCCGCCGACCGCGGCGGAATGGGAAACGGATGCGCGCCTGCGCTATCGCGCCCAGATGGCGCTGGAAGGACTGGCCGCCGGCGGCCCGCGCGGCGCGTACCGCTTTCACGCGCTGAGCGCGTCGGCCGACGTGGCCGATGTCGATATCGACAGCCCGGCGCCGGGCCAGGTGCGGGTCTGGCTGCTGGGCCGCGACGGCATGGCCAGCCAGGCGCTGCTGGATACCGTGGCCGCCGCGCTCAACGCGGAAACCATCCGCCCGCTGTGCGATACCGTCACCACGGCCGCCGCCACGCCGCTGGCTTTCGACATCCGCGCCGACATCACCTACCAGCCAGGCGGCGAAGCCCTCAGCGGCGGCGCGGCCGGCGCCGCGCAGCGCCTGGCCAAAATGCTGGCCGCGCGCCGCCGCATTGGTGGAGGCGTGCCGCGCTCTGCGATAGACGCGGCGCTGCATGTGGACGGCGTGGAGCGCGTCGCCATCGCCAGTCCGGCCGCCGATGTGCTGGGCCAGGTCGGCCGCTATCCCGACTGCGCATCCATCACGGTGACGCCCGCATGAGCCGCCAGCTGCTGCCCCCCAATCGCACGCCGCTGGAAGCCGCGCTGGCCGACATGCTGGCGCTGGACCTGAACACGACCGCATTGCGCGGCCTGGCCGACAGCGCGCGCTGCCCGCCGGCGCTGCTGCCGTGGCTGGCCTGGGAGCGCAGCGTCGAACAATTCGATGCGGCCAGGACAGAGGAAGAGCGCCGCGCGCTGGTGGCGTCATCGGTCGATGTGCATCGCCGCAAGGGAACGCTTTCCGCCGTGCGCCAGGTGTTCCGCGACCTGGGCCTGGGCGAAGTGCAAATTGATGAAGGGACAGGCGGCTACCGCTATGACGGCGCGGCGGCCTACGACGGTTTCGCCAGTTTCGGCGACCCGGACGGCTGGGCGGAATACCGCGTCCGCATCGACAAGCTGCTGAGCGTCGAGCAGGCCGCCGCCGCCCGCGCGCTGCTGACCGACATCGCCCCCGCCCGCTGCCTGCTGTTGGGGCTGGACTTCGGCGGTGCGGAACTGATTTACAACGACATGGCCGCCTACGATGGCGGCTACACATTCGGAGTGGCATAAATGGCAGACCTGAAAGAACCGGCCGAGCCGAAGTTCCCCCCCGTTTACCAACTGGAATTGACCGACCGCGTCAGGGCCGGCGCGGGTGGCATCTCGAACCGCCAGGCTGAGCAGTTGGTAGAGCGGACGGGGTTTCTCAAGAAAAAAGTTGACGACCTGGTATCCGGCGCGCTGACTGCGAAGAGCGCCGAGCACCTGGCCGCGCCGCGCAATCTGGCCATGACGGGCGATGGCGCATGGTCCGTGACGTTCGACGGCAGCGGCAATGCCAGCGGCGCGCTGACGCTGGCCAATACCGGCGTCGGCGCCGGCAGCTATGGCATGGTGACGGTCGATGCCAAGGGCCGCGTCATCGCCGGCCGGCAGATGGCGGCAGCCGACGTGCCGGCGCTGGACTGGGGCAAGATCACCGGCCGGCCATCAACAATGGAGGGCTACGGCATTACAGATACGGCCTGGCGCGACCCGGAAAAGCGCGTATGGGGGGCGGCATTCCGAGCCAATAAGGGGGACCCCGCCGATTTGGGCGGCGACACTGCGACCGCTGGTTTTGCGTTTGACGAAGATGGCGATACGGGGTTGTTTGCCGCACAAAGCAGCCGACCGGGAAGCGGATCGTCCAAGCTCATGCTGAAAATCGACAATATCGAAGCCCTGGCGGTAAGCGCCAGCGGGGAGATTTACTCCAAAAAGTACGGATGGCTACATGAGAAATTTGCGGCGGCATCGGTGGTAAGCGATCAGGCGGGCCAAGTTGCAAACAAAGCCGACAAGGCCACCACGCTGGCAGGCTATGGCATCACCGACGCGCTGCCGTTGCAGGCGGATATCACGGCGCCGGTGGATCTGGACACCATCATCGCCAGCGGCAGCTACCCCAACCCGGCCAACGTCAACGCCGCCAATGGCAAAAACTGGCCCTGCCCGCAGGCTGGCAATTTAACGGTGCGCCAGGCCGGCGAATTCGTTTATCAGGTCTATCAGGCGTTTGCGGATGGCGGCTTCTGGCACCGCTGCCGCTATCAGGGGCGATGGAACCCCTGGCGGCGCCTGGCAGATGCGGCCGCCATTCAGGATGGCATTGCCGCCGCGACGCCGCCTGGTCAGATCGCCTATTTCGCCCGCGATACGCCGCCGCCTGGCTGGCTCATCTGCGCCGGCGCTCAGGATGTCGCGCGGACTGCCTATGCCGCGTTGTTTGCGGCCATTGGTGATAGGTTCGGAGCCGGCGATGGCCGGACTACGTTTGGCGTCCCTGACCTGCGAGGGGAGTTCGTCCGCGGTTGGGATGCTGGGCGCAACGTCGATGCCTCCCGTGTGTTCGGGTCCGGCCAGGCGTCTCAAAACCTCTGGCACGATCACGCCATCCCGACACCCGGCTCGACAACGGGTGGGGATACCGTGCGCACCGACAACGGCGGCACCGGCTTGGATGCCGGCGCCAGGCACACATCCAATGAATTTTTGACCGAATTCGGCACGGGCCGGCAGCTTCGTTATGCCACGTATGGCTCCGGCGGCAGTGAGTCCCGCCCCCGCAATATCGCGCTCCTGGCCTGCATCAAAATCTGAGGAGAACCCCATGGCTGATAAAAAAATCGTGTATTGCTATAGCGCCGATACTGGCGAATATGTCGGGCAAACGACTGCGCAACGCTCGCCGCTGGAGCTGGAGGAGGAGGTCTATCTTGTCCCTGCCTGGGCTGCTGCGGATGCGCCGCCGCCGGCCGCCTCACGTCAGGCGGCGGTGTGGCGTACCGACGATGGCCGCATCCCCGCCCATTGCATCCTGGGCGGCAGCTGGCAGCTGCTGCCGGACTGGCGCGCGGTACCGCTGTGGGATACCGCCACGGCGCAGCCGATTGCCGCGCAGCTGGGCGACACGCCGCAGGCGCTGGGCGCGACTGAGTTGGCGCCGCCGCCGTTTGGCGTGTGGGATGGCGCAAGCTGGCGCGTTGACCACGCCGCCGAGGCGGCCGCACAGCGCGCCGCGGCAGAATCGGAAATCGCCGCCCGGCGCGGCCAGGCGGACGCCGCCATCGTGCCGCTGCAAGATGCCGCTGACCTGGGCATGGCGACGCCGGCCGAGTCCGTGCTGCTGGCGGCCTGGCGGCGCTATCGGGTGGAGTTGTCCCGAGTGCCGCTGCAGCCTGACTACCCGGCGACGATAACCTGGCCGCCGGCGCCGGCCGCGCAATGAAAAAGCCCCGCATCTGCGGGGCTTGTTCTTTCATGGGGGCTACCTTCAGGCGGCGATTTGCCCGGCCTCAAACCTCAGCGCCGCCGCGGCGCTGGTGGCAATGAAATGGATGGACGGGTCTTCGTGGTGGCTGGCCAGCGTCTGGCCCAGGTGCGCCAGACAGACGCAGAGGTTTTCCAACGTTTCGCGCGGGTCTTGGCCAATCAGGGGATTCAATATATGTGCGTCATCGCGGCTGTGCATTTTATATCCTTTTTTTCTGCATTTCTCAGCATGAAATGCTATGCCGCTATTTTATGGAATGGCGCGCGCCTGAATATTGGCGTTTAAGCCAATACGCTGCATAAGATCAGGCAAAAAAATATGTGCAACGAGCAAGCGGGAGTCCAGCCGCCGGCCGCCTTCGGATTTAAGCCCAAGTTTTCTAAAGGAATTTTCGACGTGCGCCCGGATGGTTCGTTCTGATATACCCAATGACTGCGCCGCATCGCGGTAACTCTGGCCGGCGGCGATAAGTAAAACTACGGATACTTCGGAATCGGTTAACTGTCCTAATTGCCGGGCCTGCACCTGCTGGCGCAAAGACGCGTCAGCCAGTAGCTGGCGCAAATCCTCCGCCAGGCCAGCCCGTAAGTGCATCGGAGCATCCTCTTTCGCTATTTTCGCCATGCCATCCAACAACGTGAGCATATCCCGAGCGTCCGCCGTCTCCAGAAAGCGCTGGATCAGGTCGGACACGGGAAAGGGCATAAAGTCATACGTAAAAATACGGTCAAATTCTATGCTAGGTTGTGGCATCCCCTGGCACAACAAGCACAACACGACTTAACAGAATATAGCCGGCAACATGCTCGGAACCTCACCCGGAGACCGAGCTATGACCCAAGATTTCCACCACGGCGTGCGGGTTGTCGAAGCCCCCGCCGGCACCCGGACCATTCGCACCATCTCCACCGCCGTCATCGGCATGGTCTGCACGGCGGACGATGCCGACGCCGCCGCCTTCCCGCTGGACACCGCGGTCTTGCTGACCGACCTGAAGGCCGCCATCGGCAAGGCCGGCAGCAAGGGAACGCTGCGCCGCGCGCTGACCGCCATCGACGCCAACGCCCGGCCGCTGGTTGTGGTGGTGCGCGTCAAAACCGGCAAGGACGAGGCCGAGCAATCGGCGCTGACCATCGGCACCACGACCCCGGCCGGCCAATACACCGGCCTGCGCGCCTTGCTCACCGCTCAGCAGCGGGTAGCCGTTCGGCCGCGCATTCTGGTAGCGCCCGGCCTGGACTCCCTGCCCGTCGCCACGGAAATGGCCGCCATCGCCGCCAAGCTGCGCGCCTTCGCTTATGTCTACGCCTGGGGCTGCAAGACCAAGGAAGACGTCGCCGCCTACCGCGCCAACTTCGGCCAGCGCGAGCTGATGCTGATCTGGCCGCAGTTCCTCGCCTTCGACACCGCCGCCGCGGCCGATGCCATCGTCCCGGTGACGGCCTGCGCCGCCGGCCTGCGCGCCGCGCTGGATGAGTCCATCGGCTGGCACAAGACCTTGTCCAATGCCCTGGTGCAAGGCGTCACCGGCATCAGCCAGGACGTGTATTGGGATTTGCAAGAGCCGGCCACCGACGCCGGCTACCTCAATGAAAAAGCCATCACCACGTTGATCCGCCGCGACGGCTTCCGCTTCTGGGGCAACCGCACTTGCAGCGCCGACCCGCTGTTCGCCTTCGAGTCCTACACCCGCACCGCCCAGGTGCTGGCCGACACCATCGCCGAGTCGCATATGTGGGCGATGGACCAGCCGATGACGCCGGTGCTGGTCCGCGACATCCTGGACGGCATCAACGCCAAGGGCCGGGATTTGGTGACGCGCGGCTATCTGCTGGGCTTCAGCGCCTGGCTGCCGGCCGACCTCAACAGCAAGGACACCCTCAAGGATGGCCAGCTGCGCGTCTGCTACAAGTACACCCCCGTTCCGCCGCTGGAAAACCTGCAATTCCAGCAGGAAATCACCGACGAATACCTGATGGACTTTGCCGCCAAGGCGGCGGCGTAAGCGAGGAAAAACCATGGCCGCACTGCCGCGCACCCTGCGCAAGTTCAACCTGTTCAACGACGGCATGTCCTTCATTGCCGAATGCCTGTCGGTCAAGCTGCCCGCGCTCAAGATGAAAACCGAGGACTACTCGGGCGCCGGCATGATTGGCCCGGTAGCGCTGCTCAAGGGGGTGGAGAAGCTGGAGCTGGAGCACACCTACAACGGCCCCATTCCCGAAATCATCGCCACCTTCGGCGCGGATAAACACGACGCCGCCAAGCTGCGCTGGATGGGCAGCTATGCCAACGAAGCCACCGGCGAAAGCCACGCCGTCGAAATCGTCGCCGCTGGCCGCCATAACGAGCTGGACCCCGGCGACGCCAAGGCCGGCGAGAACGGCGAATTCAAAGTGAAAACCGACCTGACCTACCTGAAATGGATCATGGACGGCAAAGAGCTGATTGAAATCGACATCGTCAACGACGTGTTCAAGGTGGCCGGCCAAGACCGCATGGCCCAGCACCGCGCCAACGTCGGCTTATAACCCAACATGCCCGCCGTCGGCGGGCTGCCCTCACGCATAGGAACCCCGCACCATGAACGAAAACACCATCAAGCTGGACGCCCCCATCCAACGCGGCGAAACCAAGATCGAAACCATCGAGCTGCGCCGCCCCGGCGCCGGCGAACTGCGCGGCCTCAAGCTGGCCGACGTGCTGCAGCTGGACGTGGACGCCGCCATCAAGCTGCTGCCGCGCCTGTCGATGCCGGCGCTAACGGAAGAAGAGGCCAAGCGGCTGGACCCGGCCGACCTGCTGCAATGCGCCACCGTGGTGGCCGGTTTTTTGTTGAAGAAATCGGAGCTGCAAGCCAGCCCCTCCCCGGCAGCGTAGACGACGCCATCGCCGATATCGCCACCATTTTTCATTGGCCGCCCTCAGCCTATGGCGCCATGCCGCTGGCTGAGCTGGCCAGCTGGCGCGAGGCGGCCCGCCTAAGATCAGGAGCCGCCGACGATGAATAGCAAGCTGAAAATCGAAGTGCTGCTGGCGGCCGTGGACAAGCTGACACGGCCGCTCAAGCAAGCCATGGCTGGCAACAAAGAGCTGGCGCGCGCCGTCAAGGAAAGCCGCGACCAGCTCAAGCAGCTGCAAGCCACGCAAAACAGCATTGACGCCTTCCGCAAACTCACCAAGGAAAGCAAGGACACCGGCCAGGCGCTGCAAGGCGCCAAGCAGCGGCTGGAGGATATCCGTCGCCAGATGGAGCAGGCCGGCGGCGCCAGCCTCAAGCTGTCCCGCGAATACGCCGCCGCCGAGCGCGCCGTAGACAAGCTCACCCTCGCCCACCGCAAGCGCCTGGACGCCGCGCGCGTCGCCTCTGGCGCGCTGCAAAAGGAAGGCATCGACACCCGCCAGCTATCCGCCACGGAAACCGCTCTCGCCGCCCGCATTCAGGAAACCAACCGCGCGCTTGGCGCGCGCCAGGCCAAGTTGGACGCCGTGGCCAAGCGACAGCGTCAGCTCAATGATGCACAGCAACGCTATGGCCGGCATCTCGCCATCCGCGACAAAGTGGCCGGCGCAGGCGTGAAAGCCGCTGCCGGTGGCGCGGCTATCGGCGGCGCGATGTCTCTGCCAGTCATGGCCTATGCGGAAGCGGAAGATGCGGCTACGCAACTGAAGGGCGCCATGATGGTCAAGGGCGGCGGCATCAGCGCCGAATTCGCCAGGATCACCGAGCTGGCCAATCGGCTGGGCGACAAGCTGCCAGGCACTACCGCGGATTTCCAGAACATGATGACGATGCTGATTCGCCAGGGCATGAGCGCGAAATCGATTCTGGCCGGCACCGGCGAAGCCGCTGCGTACCTGGGCGTTCAATTGAAGCTGACGCCGGAGGCGGCGGCGGAATTCGCGGCCAAGATGCAGGATGCTACCGGCGCAGCGGAAAAAGACATGATGGGTGTGATGGACGTCATACAGCGGACGTTCTATGTCGGCGTGGATCCATCCAACATGCTAAATGGCTTTGCCAAACTATCGCCAGCCTTGGACATGATCAAGCAGAAGGGGCTGAAAGGGGCTAAGGCTATGGCTCCATTGCTGGCAATGGCGGACCAACAGAATCTGGTCGGAGAGTCGGCTGGCAATGCATTCCGCAAGGTGTTCCAGCGCAGCCTGGATGCCAAAAAAGTCGCCAAGGCAAACAAGATGATCCACGCCAGCAAGGGCGGGTTCAAGCTGGACTTTTCTGATGGAAAGGGAGAGTTCGGCGGCATGGAAAAGATGTTCAAGCAGATTGCCAGCCTTTACCGCCTAAACACCCAGCAGCGCAACGCCGTCATTCAGGAGATATGGGGCGATGACGCTGAGACCTTGCAAGCATTGAAGGTCATGGGAGGTGGGCTTGATGCTTACAAGGAAATGCAGCAGAAAATGGATGCCCAGGCCGACCTGCAGCTACGCGTCAATCAGCAGCTTGGCACCCTAAAGAACATGTGGGACGCGGCATCCGGCACCTTCACCAATGCCATGGTCCGCTTTGGCGAAGCCATCGGCCCGGAGGTGAAGGCGGCAACGGAATGGATTGGCACCCTGTCGGAAAAGCTGGGCGCCTGGGCCAAAGAAAACCCGGAACTGGCCAATGCCATCATGAAGACCATCGCCATTACCGGTCTGCTGCTGGCCGGGCTGGGCGCGCTGGCGCTGGCCGCCGCCGCGATCATGGGACCGTTCGCCATGCTGGGCCTGGTCATGTCCAAGGCGTCTATCGTCATGGGTTCGCTGGGCGGCGTGTTTGGGCTGCTGCGCGGCGCGCTGTCCTTGCTTGGCGGCGGGCTGGGCATGCTGGGCAAAGTGTTCATGTGGGTGGGCCGCGTCTTCCTGATGAACCCCATTGGCCTGGTAGTAACGGCCATCGCCGCCGCGGCGTACCTGATCTGGAAAAATTGGGACTGGATCGGCCCCAAGTTCGCCGCGCTGTGGGAAGGCGTCAAGGCGGTGTTTTCCACCGTCTGCGGCTGGATCACCGGCTACCTGATGAACTGGACGCCGATAGGCTTCATCGTCCGCCATTGGGAAGACATCTGCAAAATCACCGCGGCGCTGTGGGACAAGCTGAAGGGCATCATCGTTGCCGCCGCCGGCGTGATTACGGACTGGTTCCTCAACTGGACGCCGGCCGGCCGCGTCATCAAGCATTGGGACTTGATCCGGGCGGCCACGCAAGTGGCCTGGGACTGGATCAGCGCCAAGGCCACCGGCGCCGGCAAGGTGATAGCGGACTGGTTCCTGAATTGGACCCTGCCCGGCCTCGTCATCAAGCATTGGGACACCATCACCGGATTCCTGGGCGGCATGGGCGCGCGCTTGGCGGAGCTGGGCCGCATGGCGATTGATGGCCTGATTGGCGGCGTGATGAGCCGGCTAACCGCGCTGCGGGATACCCTGGGCGGCATAGGCGATACCATGGTTTCGGCCCTGAAGTCCGCGCTCGACATCCATTCGCCGTCCCGCGTCATGGCCCAGCTGGGCGGCTACACCATGGCCGGCCTGGAGCAGGGCATCGACAAGGGCCAGGCCGGGCCGCTGGCCAGCATGCGCGACACCGCCAAGCGGCTGACCGTCGCCGGCGCCGGCATCGCGCTGACTGCCGGGCCGGCGCTGGCCGGCTCGCTAGACAACCGGCCGCCCCTGTCCGCGCGTGCGCCCGCCATGGCGGCGCCAGCCCCGGCCATCACTATCAACATCCACGCCGCGCCAGGCATGAACGAGCAGCAGCTCGCCGCCCTGGTACAACGCCAGGTGGCGCAAGCGCTGGCGACGTCAGCCAGCCAGCAGGCCGCGCGCCGCCGCTCTTACCTGGGAGACATCGACTAATGCTCAACATCGGACCCGTCAAAATGCCGATGATGGCGCTGGGCCTGTTCGTTTTCATGATGGACACCCTGCCCTATCAGGACTTCAAGCAGAAATACGCCTGGCGCTGGCCAGCGAATGGCCGCGTCGGCCGCCGGCCGGCGTACCAGTTCCTGGGCGCGGATGAGGAAACCATTTCCCTGTCTGGCCGGCTGCTGCCGGAGTTGACCGGCGGCGACACCTCGCTGACGCTGCTCAAGCTGATGGCCGATCAGGGCAAAGCCTGGCCGCTGATCGAGGGGACCGGCGCGATATATGGGTTCTACGTGGTGGAGTCCCTGGACATCACCCGCCAGGACTTCTTCAGCGACGGCAAGGCCCGCGCGCTGGATTTCACGCTGGCGTTGAAGCGCGTGGATGACAGCCTGCTGGATAGCCTGGGCGCGCTGGCGCGCGGCGTGCTGGAGCTGGCGCTATGAGCCTGTTTGACGATGCTGCGGACGTGGCCGGCGCCGCCGGCGACATGCTGCAACAGGGCGCGGACCAGCTGGACAACCTGGCCGGCCAGCTGGGCGATGCCGTCGGCGGCCTGGCCGACAGCGCCACCAACGCCCTGGGCCTGTCGCAGCCCAAGCGTCCGGCTTGCCAGCTGCTGCTGGCAGGGCGCGACATCACCGCCAAACTGGAGCCGCTGCTGATGAGCCTGACGCTTACCGATAACCGCGGATTCGAGGCCGACCAGCTGGACATCGTGCTGGACGATAGCGGCGGCCAGCTGGACATCCCAGAGCGCGGCGTCACCATCAGCCTGGCCATCGGCTGGACCGGCGCGGCGCTGGTGGACAAGGGCAGTTACATTGTCGATGAGGTGGAGCATACCGGCGCGCCGGACACCCTCACGCTACGCGCCCGCGCCACCGACCTGCGCGCCGGCATCGCCACCAAGCGGGAAAAGAGCTGGCACAAGACCACCCTGGGCGCCATCGTCAAGGCCATCGCCAAGGCCAACGGGCTGACGCCAGCCATTCCCACCTGGCTGGCCCGGCAAAAGGTGGAGCACATCGATCAGACCAGCGAGAGCGACGCCAACCTGTTGACTCGCCTGGCCAAGCAATACGACGCGGTGGCCACCGTCAAATCCGGCCGGCTAGTGTTTTGCAAGGCGGGCGATGCGGAAACCGTCACCGGCCACCCCTTCCCCGCCTGCCTGATCCTGCGCCAGTCCGGCGACAATCACCGCTTCAGCGTCGCCGACCGCAATGCCTACACCGCGGTAAAAGCCTACTGGCACGATACGCGCGGCGCGAAAAAGGGCGAAGTCATCGTCAACAAGGACACCAAGTTTGAACGCCGCGCCACCGTCACCAAGCTGGGCCGCAAGAGCAAGCGCACCAAGCTGACCGCCATTCAGGCGAAGGGCATCGAACCCAGCAGCGAAAACATCAAGGTTTTGCGCCACGTTTACGTCAGCGAGGCCACCGCCACCCAGGGCGCGAAAGCCGCCTGGCAGAAGCTGCAACGCGGCGTCGCCGAATTCTCCATCACCCTGGCTGAGGGCCGGCCGGAGCTGTTCCCCGAGCTGCCCGCCCAGGTGCAAGGGTTCAAGCCCGTCATCGACGCCACCGGCTGGGTGCTGAAGAAAGTCACCCACCAGCTGGGCGACGGCGGCTATACCACGGCGCTGGAGCTGGAGGCACGGCTTGAAGATATGGCGGGATAGCTGCACCTGCACGAAAGGACAGTGGAATTCTGTTGCATTAATCATGCAACGGCGTATAGTGAAGCCATGGCCGCAACGGTGCGGCCTACCCCTCCCCAGGGTGCTGGGGACAGGAGAAAACCATGCAATACCAGATCCAATTCACCGCCAGCCAAACCAACCACGACATGGGCGATGACGCCGCCCAATCTTTCACCACCCTGGCTAAGGCTGAGCAATACGCCGCCGAGTTGACCGAAGCCCTGCGCGAGTTGGTTCGAGACTGGTCCAGCGATGCGGGCCGGGAGCCGAATTACGACGACATTCGCGTTGAAATAGTGCGCCAGGTGTTTGTCGATGGCGTGGAGGTGGAAGACCAGGACGATCAAGACATCATCCTGGCGCTGATCGCCGCCGCCGAGCGCGCGCACCCGGCGGTGCGCTGGAATAGCTGCCACTCTGCGGGGGGCGAAGGCCGCGCCCGCGGCTGGCGGTTGCTGATCTGCCCTCGTGGCACGTGGGAGCCGGTGGCGCTGGCGCGACTGGAGAGCGAGGCCATGTTCCAGTTTTTCCACGCTCAGGGGTTGGAATATCCTTGCAAAGTGTCCCGCCGGCTGGGGAGCATGCAAGAGCGCCAAGCGCGAGAGGTGGCTGCGCGGAACGCATTGTTGCCGGTGCGGCAGGCGGCATTCCAGGCAGCCCGCGCGGTGGACGAGTTGCGCCGTCAGCTGGAGATAGCAGAAAGCCGGCTGCTGGATGCTCGCCGGCTGCAATCGGAAATGGAGGACCGGCTGGCTGCGCGTTTGGCGGCTATTGCCGCCAGCAGCTGGAGTCTGCCGGCCATGTGATGAACAATCGCCCCGCCAGTCGGCGGGGCTTTGTCCTGAGGGGTTTACGTTGGACGAATACAAAATCTTGCTAGAGTCGGGCGGGCGCGAGGAGGAGTTGGCGACCGTCCGCGACCCACTCATCGCCGCCGCCGCGTTCCGCGCGCTGCTGCTGCGCGGCGATCTGCGCGCCAGCCGGCCGTTGGCGATTCTGGAGCGCAACGGCCGCACACTGTACGAGATTCCGGTCGATGGCCGAGCGGATGCAGCCGCTGCCGCGCTGGATCTGCCGCAGGCCGCGCTGGCCGACGTGCGCCAAGCCTTGCTTGCCGCCGGGGTGGATGCCGAGGCGCTGGAATTGGGCCGGGCGCAGTTGAACGACGTGTACAAGGGATTGCTGCGCGAGGTCCGCGACAGCGAGCTGGCCGGTGTGCTGCGGCGGGTGGGTCTGCCCGTCAGCAATAGCCAGATTCTCGGCTGGCGCGTCAGTCCGGAAAACCGCAAATTCCGCCCCATTGCCATGGGTGAGTTGTACGCGGTGGCGGTGGCGCTGGGAGAGCTGCGCAATGGTAGCGCCTGAGCTGTTCGAGGCGTTGGCCACCGTGGCAGGCATTGGTGGCCAGGGGCGCGAGGCCGCGCGTCTGGTTGCGGTTGAAGGTCTGACGCCGGCGGAGGCAGCCAGCCGGCTTGGCTTGGGCTGCCGGAGCAGCGCCACGCGACCATACAACAGATTCGCCGATGCGCTGGCATTGGTCCGGCCTTATCTGCGGCCGGAGTTGACGACCGGCGATGACGAGCGCATGATGGCATCGTTCCCTGTTGCCGGGGATGAACCAGTAGGCGCTGGTATACAGCAACCGTTCCCCGCGTCGCGGGGTTGAACCGCAGTAGATGGCGATCGGTAAGTAGTTCCCTGCACAGGCAGGGATGAACCAGACGGCGCTACACAAAGCAGCCGTTCCCAGCGATTGCGTGGTTGAACCAATTGATGCAGTAGATTCGAATCGTTCCCCATTTCATGGGGATGAACAAGCCCCCGAAATTCGGGGGCTTTTCTTTTGCCCTCTCGCCGCAAATAACCCCGGAGTTATTGACAGCAAGCCACACCGGGGTTATAGTAACCCCATCAACAACAACGCAGGAAGGCGGATGGATAGTCGGGAATTCATCAGGTTGCTAAGAGCTGATGGATGGTTTGAAGTAGCCTGCAAGGGCAGCCACCACCAGTTCAAGCACCCCAGCAAACCCGGCCGCGTGACAGTCAAGCACCCCACCAAAGATTACAAAATCGGAACGTGGAACAGCATGCTGAAACAAGCTGGATTGAAGTAAAACAGAGCCGGCCCGCAAGGGCTGGCTTTCCGGCCAGACATCCGCCACCAAGAGGAACCACCATGTTATTTCCTATCGCCATTGAGCCAGGCGACGCCGACCACGCCTACGGCGTCACCGTGCCAGACTTGCCCGGCTGCTTCTCCGCCGGCGACTCCATCGACGAGGCCATCCGCAATGCGCGCGAGGCTATCGACTTCCATCTTGAAGGGCTGGACGAGGACGGCGCCGACATCCCCACCGCCAGCCAGGTGGCCGACCATGTCGGCCTGCCGGAATTCCAGGGCTATATCTGGGCGGTGGTGGAGGTGGATATCGTCCGCTACCTGGGCAAGGCCACCAAGGTAAACGTCACGCTGCCATCTAATCTGATCCGCCGCATCGATGCGTTTGTGGAGACGCACACCGAGTACGAAAGCCGCTCGGGCTTCTTGGCACGGGCAGCACTGAACGAGCTTAGGGCTTAGCGGTCATCGGCTGGCCCCCTGTCTCCGGGTGGGCTTGTGTACTTCATTCATTCGTCAGCGCAATGAAAAGCACCACTTGCTTGGAGGTGCTTTTTTTGTGGGAATGCGTAGCGCCTACGCCGCTACGTTGCATCACAGCTATCAGCACTTCATGACCGAAGGCGTGCATGACTAGCAATTTGTTCAGCACATGCAGCTTAAATGTGAATACAAATAGCTAAAAATGTAAAATGCAAATCCCAATAACAAACAAATGCCTTCGTGATGAAAGACTTTCTCATTTTAATCGTGGGTCTGGCCGTTGCCGTGCTGGTCTGGAAGCTGCTTACTAAATGGTTGCGTTCTAAGGAATATCGCGGCTTTGTAGTGGTGCCCTTGGGGCTGATTGCCTCCGTGTTCGCCTTCGTAATGACAGCAGGTTCCATGCTGCCCACCCCGCCTAAGAAGCCTGAAAAGGTCGAGGCCATAGCCCAAAAAGCGGAGGCTGATAAGGTGGCTGCGCCAACGGTCAAACCGGAGGCTAAGCCGGTAGAAGCGCCTAAGCCTGCCGCAGCTCCGCCGGCAGAAAAGACGCCGCCAAAGACTCTCGGCATGTCTGCGTCGAAGCTGGTTGGCGATATCGAGATAAAGCAGCGCACAGACTCGCCGCTGCGGGATGGCACGCGCCGGGAGCTGTTGACCATCAATCCCATTATGACGCTGGAGGCGATAGGCGATCCAAGCGATCTGTCCCGATATACGCTGATGTTCGGCGTGCCAAACGACGACCAGGCGGCAGTCTTGGAGAATGCCGTTTACGCGGCCGGGATTCTTGCCAACACCTTTCCTCAATGGAATGGCAAAAAGGACAATGCGATAGATTGGTTCACCGGTGCGATGCGCAAGCTGACGCGCAATGTTGAGAAAAACCGTAGCGAGCCCAAGCCGATAACGCTGACGCGGGAAGGCAAGCAAGTCAAAATCAGCGCTATCCCGTCGATGGGTATGGTGTTCCTGTCTGTGGACCCTCTTGAATAGGCGGGAGTCCATGCAAAACGCCCGGTGCAATGTCGGGCGTTTTTCTTTGTGATGCCTGCTCTGCTACGACAGGCGCTTGTAGTTTTCAAGTAGGCCGCGGACAAGGGCGCGCCCCTTCTCGTCCACCTGGTTCAGATCAGCCAAGAGGCTGCTGTCTTCGTTTGACAGTGCGGCACCGTTGCGAACTCCTGTCACAAGGTACAGCACATCAAAGCCAGCCTCATGCCATTTTTGCAGGACTTCAACGTTAGGCGATCTGTCGCCTTTTTCATAGGTATGGTAGGCCGTAAAGCCAACGCCGCCAGCTTTGGCAGCATCTGACTGTATCAGGCCTAGTCTATTTCTCTCTTCGCGCAGTCGTTCACCGAAGCTCAATTCTTTACTCCTGACAGCAGAAAACTACGCATACGCGAAAAACAAGCTTGCAATTATCGCAAACGCGAAGTACCATCCGCTTTGTATTCACATTCACGAACATCTTAGCCGATATGTCCACAAACGCACAGAAGGCAAAGCGGGTTTACGGACCTCGCGGGGTGGCCAAGTCAAAAACCGTTCAGTTTCGGGTGCCAACGGCTAAGCGACTGCTCATCACAGAGCTGGCCTGCATGCTGGAAATGACGGAAAGCAATTTGGGCCGCGAACTTGTTGATGTGGCTCTTCCCATCTTTCTGGCCCAGCACGGCCTGACAGCATGGGCAGAAGATACCTTGAAAGCACTTACGGCATAACCACCGAACCCGCAGCCGTTTGGTGGACAGGAGCAGCAAATGGACAGATTGAGAACCGCATACCAAACGATGTGCAAGGCCATGCCGGGCGGCTGGGCCGCCATGGCGGCGGCGCTGGGCTTCAGCAAGGACGGTCTGGAAAACCGCGTGTACGAGCGCAAGGGCCAGGCGGTTTCCGTGCATGAGGCGATGCAGATGCAGGCATTCAGCGGTTCGTCAATCTTCGCTGAGGCGGTGGCGGCGGATAGCGGCGGCGTGTTCGTGCCGCTGCCGGACATCGACACGGTAGACGATGCGGAAATCCAGCGCGTCTACATGGAGTTGGTGGATGAAGTGGGCCGCCTGGCCCGTGAGTGGCGCGAAGCCACCCGCGACGGCGAGGTGGACAAGCGGGAACGCCAGCGCCTGGAGGCCATCCGCGACGCCATCTGCGCCAAGGTGACACAGATGAATCACCTGACGTTCCAAGTCTTTTGCAAAAAGGGGGTCTAGTCATGACTGCAATGCGTTGTCCGGCCTGTGGCGAGTCCGCCCTTACCATTCGAACCAGCAGGGAGCAGACCCCGGCCACCCGTGAAATCTACGCCATCTGCAAAGTCTGCGGGACTCAGCCACGCGGGGTGATGGAATGGCTGGACTGGATGGTTGAAGGGCTGTTGCCTGCCAGCATGCACCGGGCCAAGTTGCCACAATCCCCGGCCGCTCGCCGCCAAGAGGCAATGAACCACTACCGGCAGCGGGCCAGACGTGAGCCGGATAATCAAATTTCACTTTTCTAGCCGCTCCCTAGGCTAGTTCCCCCGAAATACCCGCCCCCAAAAAATCGCACCGCGCAGTGCGAGGGGGCTTTTTACGCCCAAAAAACGCAGCACCCCAAAGGAGAACGACATGCAACAGCCCGCCGCCGCCCCGCAACAGCTCGCCGCGCTGCGCGTCCGCAAGATGCGCTACGTCCGCTTCAGCAATGGCGCCGCCTGCTATTCCGCTGGCTATGCCGCCGGCCGCCTGCGCCAGTTCAGCAGCCGTCGCGAATGGCTGGAGTACCTGGGCGCGGCGCTGTTCATGCTGTCGCTGATCCTGCTGCAGCTGTATCTGCCGGCGTGAGGTGCGACATGGAAGCCCGTGAAAACTACGAATACGGCGAGGACTTTGCCCGCCATGTGATGCCAGCCCTGGGCGACCTGTGCCGCGCGCCGCTGGCGCCGGTAGCGCCGCGCGACATCGCCATGCAGGCGCTGGCCCGCATGGACGAGCGCCAGGCGCAAGCCCGCCGCCCGATGCTGGAGTCGGTCGAGTCGCTGCAAGCCAAGGTGCTAAACGCGATTCGGAAAGATGCGCTGGCGCAAATCCAAGATGCCATTCAAGCGCTGGCGGAAACGGAAGCAAAAATCAACCAGTTGATCGCCATGCATGGGCTGGGGCTGCGCGCGCTGTTCATGCAGCAGCCGGGCAGGATGTGGTACGACATCGAAACGATGCTGGACGAAAGCAATTTGGCCGAAGTCCGGCTCGCGCGCGGCGGCCTGCCCTTGCATGCCGAGCCGCAGGCGGTGCGGGGGCAAGCGGCATGACTTGGCAATCCCGCCTCCCGCTGCTGGACCGTTTCCCGCGCCACCTGAGCCGAGCCATCGGCCGCGAGTGGAGCGAGCGACGCGGCCGGCCGCTGGCGCTGCTGCCCTGGCAGGACGATGTCCGCCAGCGGGAGGCGGACCAATGGCTACGCGACCTCACCGCGTTCATGCCTCGCCACGCCTTGCCCTTGGGCGCGTGCGAAATGGAACTGGTGGAGTTTGCGAAGCAGCGCGCGTTCGAGGCGGACCAGCTGATCGGCCGCGGCGCGAACATTGAGCAGTTGGAGAAGTACTGCGCCCGTTACGGAGTCGCCCCGCCAAGCGGCAAAACCAAGGCAGGCCGGGCCGCCCGCGTGGCGTGCAGCCTGTGGTGGCGCCGCGCGCTGCGCCGGACCAATGCCCGCCATAGCGAACACCTGTCTATCCAGCTGGGCCTGGTGCATCGCCGCCATGGCCTGTATGCCAGCCATGACGCCATCGCCCGCCGCCGCGAGCAAAAGCGCCGCAACCGCGGCTTGCTGGAGGCGATGGCCGCCATCAACGAGCTGGGCCAGGAATACACGCTGCAGCAGCTGTCGGAGCTGAGCGTCAGCAATCCCACCATCCGCCGCGCCGAGCTGATGGTCCGCATTGCCGGTTTCGAGCATATCGCCGTCGGCCTGGAGTACGCCGGCGAGTTCATCACCATTACGTCGCCGAGCAAATACCACCCGCGCCACGCCAAGAGCGGCCGGCGCAATGCCAAGTACGCCGGCAAAACGCCAATCGACACCCGCGACTACCTGGGCGGCGTGTGGTCACGCATTACCGCCGCCATGGCGCGCGCCGGCATCGCGCCGTTCGGCTTCCGCGTGGCGGAGCCGCACCACGACGGCACGCCGCACTTGCATGCGCTGCTGTTCATGGCCAAGGACAAGGTCAAGACCTTCCGCGCCATCGTCGCCCGCTATGCCGTGCGCGAAGACCGCGCCGAGCTGGGGCTGAACTACCTGCAAACCAAGGGCGAAGCCATGGCCGCCGCGCGCCAGCTGCGCGCCGCCGGCGCCAAGGGCTTGCTGGCCGACATCGCCGCCAGGATCGGCAACGAGGCCGACTTCTGGGCCAATCCTCCCCGCTGGGTGTGGAAGGGCATCAAGGCCCGCGTGGCATTCGAGGCCATCGACTGGAAGCGCGGCACGGCCGCTGGCTACATCGCCAAGTACATCGCCAAAAACGTGGACGGTGCCAAGCACAACGGCGACAGCGTGGGCATCGACTTTGAAGCCCAGGACCACGCCGGCCAGGCAGGCAAGGACGACGGCACGAGCAAGGACCAATCCGCCGCCACCAACGCCACAGTCACCGCGCGCCGCGTGGATGCCTGGGCCAGCACCTGGGGCATTCGCCAGTTCCAGCAAGTGGGCGGCCCGCCGGTGGGCGTGTGGCGCGAGCTGCGCCGCTGGGACTATCAGGCCGCCGACGCCGAAGACGTGCTGATGCATGCCGCCATCGCCGCCGATACCGGCAATTGGGGCCGCTTCGTCCACCTGATGGGCGGCCACGCCATCAAGCGCGCCGCCATGCCGCTGGGCGTGGCCCGCGATAGTGAGCCGGCCGAGAACCGTTACGGCGAGGATGGCCAGCGCCAGGTGCGCGGCGTGGTGGAGCGCGAAAGCGGCCAATTCGCACAAACCCGCGTCCACGAATGGCGCATCGGCCGCAAGGCTGACGGGGTTGAGGGCGGCGCCGCCGCCCCTTGGACTCGTGTCAATAACTCTACGTTTTTGGAAGTGCCGCCGGCGGCGCCGGCCCAGCCCGAATGGCTGTTCGGCACGGCAGACCGGATCCAGGCGGATGTCGAGGACGACGACAGCGAACTGCTCACCGCCGAGCAGTTGGCCGCGCGCCGCGAGTGGGACGCTCATCAGCGCTATCTGCGGGCATTCCCCGAATTCGTCCACGAGTGGGCCAAGCGCGGCATCGAGGCCGCCGAGCTGGACGCCCAGCGCCAGCGCGAAGCCAGTATCGAGCGCGTGCGCTTGCAGCGTGCCAACAGCCGGCTGGCGGCCAACCTTGGGCTGACGCACCGCGCCGGCATCGCCGTCATTTCCCAGGTGCGCGCCCAGGCTGAAGCCGCCCGCGCCGAGCGCGCCGCCCGCCCTGGCCGCTCCAGCAGCACCGAGCGCCACGGGCCTGGCATCACCGTTTCCCAGCAGCTCGCCCAGGCTACCGCCAGGGCGCGGCAATGGATCAACCAAGCAGGCCGCATCTGAGCGGCGAGGAGGACGCATGAATGAACCAAACCGGACCGAACTTTTAACGGCATTGCTTTCGGACCTTGAGGAGGTGAAAAGCGAACGCACCAGCAGCGCGGTGGTGGTTTGCAGATTTCTGCAGGAAGGTGAATTGGAGCTAGCCCGCAGTGTGCTGACCAAGCACTTTGAACCATATGACCAACGATATAACGAACTGGCGACGTGCCTGACCGAGCTGGTTTTGAAGAAAAACACCAACGAACAGGAGCAACCGCGATGAACACCGCCGCAATGGAAGTGCAAACCAACCTCTACACCCGGCTGATGATGGCCGCCACCGGCCGCTATCGCGCCGAGCTGGACGCCGTGAATGGCCAGCTGCGCAACATCGAGCGCGCCGAGCGCATGGCGCGCCGCCTGCGCGATGTCGAAATGAACGCTGAGGCTCAGGCCGGCGCCGGCTATGTCCCCTTCATCGTCCTGCGCCTGTCCATCGAGGTGATGCCAATGCAGCACTACGCCCTGGCGCTAGCCGGCAACGCCCTGGAGCGCCAGCTCGTCCCGAACGGCCGCGACGCCCAGGGCCGGGAGCGGTTCCAAATTCTGGCCGCCGGCGACGAACGCACCAGCCTGGAGCTGGTGGTGGAAGGTATCTGAACAACCCGCCGCACCGCGGCCATAGGCGAGCGGCCAGCCCATCCGACCAATTGGGCGCCGTCCTCTGAAAACCGGCCAGGCCGCTCGCCTATGGCCGCCAGCACAATAAGGAAAATGACCATGACAAACGACACGATGACTCTTGATGATGCGGCAACCGCGCTGAACATCGGCACCGAGACCGCGCGCCAGCTGGCTGACGCCGGCGTGCTGCCCGGCTGCAAGATAGGAATCGGCTGGGTGTTCCTGCGCGATGACGTGTTGACCTACCTGCGCGACGAAGTCCGCCGACAGACCAATGCACGCCGGGCAATGGCGGATGCTGCCCGGGCGGAAGGCCAGAGCCGCAAGGCCAAGGCTGAGCGAGTCAAAACTGCCGCCAGCGCAGCTGGCGTGCGAAGCGCTCGCCGTCGCGAACACCCGAATCTTGATGTCGTGGAGCAAGCGGCATGATCCGCTTCGGCTCTGTATGCAGCGGCATCGAGGCCGCGAGCGTCGCCTGGCATCCGCTGGGCTGGCGCGCGGCGTGGCTGGCGGAGATCGAGGCATTTCCGTCCGCTGTGCTGGCGCACCACTACCCCGACACGCCCAACCTGGGCGACATGACAGCCATCGCCCGCCGCGTGCTGGTGGGCGACGTGGAAGCTCCGGAGCTGCTGGTCGGCGGCACACCGTGCCAGGCCTTCAGCGTCGCCGGCCTGCGCGAAGGGCTGGCCGACGCCCGGGGCGCGTTGACCATCAAATATGTGGAATTGGCAGATGCAATTGACTTTATTCGACGCCGGCGCGGAGAACCGGAAGCCGTCATCGTCTGGGAAAACGTCCCGGGCGTCCTCTCCTCGCGCGACAACGCCTTCGGCTGCTTCCTGGGCGCGCTTGCCGGCGAAGATTGCGAGCTGCAGCCCGCAGGGAAAAAATGGACGAACGCTGGTTGTGTGTTTGGACCCGCGCGCACAGTCGCGTGGCGGGTCATCGATGCCCAATATTTCGGAGTGGCCCAACGCCGCCGCCGTGTGTTCGTTATCGCAAGTGCTCGTCCGGGGTTCGATCCCGCAGCGGTACTTTTTGAGTTCGACGGCGTGCGCCGGGATACTACGCCGAGCCGCGGCGCGGGCGAAGAAATTGCCGGAACCATTACAGCAGGCGCTTTTACAGGTGGCGCAGGAGGCCGGCCAGACGGGGCTATAGCAGGACATTTCCAGCCATACTTCTATGGCTCGTCAGGCCACTTTGGAGGATTTCAATCTACAGAAACTGCTGACCCGCTTCGAGCATGCGGTGGAGGGATTGGCGGTGGTAGCGAAACGCTTCTATTGCAGGTGGCAGGGACGCTTCAGGCTGGCGGCAAGGCGGCCGGGTCTGCAACTCAGCAGGACGCGGAAAGCGGGCTGCTCATTCCCGTCCAGTGCGTCACTGGTGATATCACCCACACGCTCAAGGCGGACGGTTTCGACGCCGGCGAGGATCGCACCGGACGCGGCCAACCGATTGTGCCAGTCGTCGTGGCCAGCACGCTGACCGGTGGCGGGCGCAAGCGCGGGGGGTACAGCTGCGACGACGTGCCTATCGTTGTCCACGGCACCCAGGACCCGGACGTAAACATCAATCTCGCCCACACGCTGGGCCGCAACCAGGGGCAGGAAAACGCCGTGCTGTCCGTCGCGCTGCGAGGCCGTGATGGCGGCGCAACCGCCGAGCTGGGCGACGACGTGGCCGGCTGCCTGCGCGCCAGCTCCGGAGGCGGTGACAAGCCGCATGTCCTCGCGCAGATGCGCGTCCGCCGGCTGATACCGACCGAGTGCGAGCGACTGCAAGGCTTTCCTGATGGCTATACCGACGTCCCGTACCGCCGCAAGCCTGCACCAGACAGCCCCCGCTACAAAGCCATTGGCAACAGCAAGGCGGTTCCGTGCGTAGCGTGGCTGGGGGTTCGAATCAATGAAATTCTTAAATATCTGAATCAGAGGAGTGCCGCATGAAGACCATTGTTTATGAAAAGGTAAACCCAGACCACAGCGCAGTGGCCGGAATGACGCCGGAGCAAATCGAGAGCTATGTCCGTATAGGTATCGCGGCTTGTAACTGCGAACAGATCAAATCCACCCGGCCGTTCGCTGTTTACAATCCTACTAGCTGGGGAATTGACGACGATGGCGAGTTTACGGCGTCGGCCATGTCGAAGGCTGGTGGTAACTACGGGGGCGTTACCGTTGAGGAGGTATTGCTCATGGTATACGAGGAGGAATGCATGACAGCGGTACAACCGCAAACAGGGTGCGCCGCGACTGTAGATCGACCAAAGTGCTGAAATTGAAAACGCCCCAGCCGGGGCGTTTTGCATTACCAGAGCTGATCGGCCAGCTCGCTGCCGCGCAGATTGGCATAGCGAGCCAGCATTCGCGGGTCTTTGTGGCCGGTGATTTTGGCGATTTGCAGGTCGGACAGTTTTGTTTTCAGGAAAAACCGGCACGTCGCTTCATGGCGCAGATCGTGGAAGCGCAGATCACCGCAGCCGGCCGCCTCAAAAATCCGCGCGTACTGGCGCGACAGTAGCGCGGTGGTCTTCCGCAGCACGTCGGGGCTATTGGCGCCACTCCACCACGGCAACAACCTGCCGCCCTCATGGTTCCAGCCTGACATATCGCGCTCGCCTGCCGCTACCTGCTCGCGGTAGCGAACGAGTGCCGCCACAGCCGTGCTGGACAGCGGCACTTGCCGCTTGTCGCCGTTCTTGGTCTTGTCCAAGAAAATGGTTCGCCGCTCCATGTCGATCTGGTCGAGCGTCAGCGTGTAAATCTCGCGCATCCGCATTGCCGTTTCCAGCGCCAGCTCCAACATCAGCTCAAGCGCACCACGCCAGGCGCAGGCAAGCGGCCTCTGCTTGCCGTCTGGTTTGCATCCATCGAGGATTCGGCGAATTGCCGCCTCCTCTGCCTCCAGGAGGCGCCGGTCTCGCTCGGTGTTGGTCGGCACCTCTACCGCCTCGCCCTCTTTCGCGCTGGCGCGCAGCACCGCGGCGTCGGCGTCGGTATATGTCGCGTAGCGTTTTGGCAGCAGCCGCAGCGGGTTGGTAACGAAAGTGCTATCAGGCAGGCGCGTCAGGTAGTCGAAACAGCGCGCCAGCGACCCCACATAGATTCTGATGGTGGACGGCGCCAGCTTCTCAACTTGCTTCATGTCCCGCACCCAGCTTTCCGCCCAGGTGTAGCAGACATTGCGCATCAGAACCTCGCCCACCTTGTCTACCAGTGCCGCTTGAACTTGCTTATCGCTATCCACCAGCGCCACGCTGGCCTGGTACATGCGCAGCGCATCGCGGATGGTGGCGATTGCGGGCCGCTCGTCGACAAGATCGGCCGGGATGATGCCACGGTCCAGCAGCGCTTCCAGCCTGGCGCAGTAGGCGTCGCCCTCTGCCTCGCTGTCGAACGTGAAGGATACGGGCTTCGGCAATAGCCCTTTGCGCCGGACGATGAACTCCCAGGAACCGCTAGTCCGTTGGCGTTTTGTGGCCAT